TGAAGGACAAAGAAGAAGTGCAGTAAAAAGAAAAAGAGCAAAGGCTCAGGGAGTTGGAGGTAAACCAACAAACGTGAGTACGTTTACAAAGAAATACTATGGTGGTATGATTAACGTTAACTAGGAGAATAAAATGGCAGAAAGTTTATTTGAAAGATTTAAAAAATTTGCAGCAAGTGGCACTCCTCCAAAAGGACAAGTGGGTCGAGGTAGTGCAGATACTCTTACAGGTAAAATAGTTACCAGAAAGTCTGTAAAAGAAAAGGAGGCTGCTAAAAAGAAAAAAATGTTTTCTAAAACTACACCAGCAAACAAAGACACAACAAAAAGGTCTTATCAAGATGCTGCAGGTAAAGGTAAAGGTGCAGGAGCTAATACAGTTACAGCTACAAGTTTTGGGGCTGCATTTAAAATTGCAAGAAAGCAATTAGGTGCTGGTAAAACTTTTACATACAAAGGTAAAAAATATACTACTGATTTAGCAAGTGATACTAAAAAAGGGTCTGGAACTAAAGGACCAGTACAAGGTCCACCAAAAGGTAAAAACGTAAGACCAGGTAGAAAAACAACTGGAGATAGAAGCCCCAGAGCACTTGTAAGAGAAAGAGCTAAACCTAACAAAAACGTAGGTGCTTTCAGTAGAAGAAGAAGTAGAAATAGAAACAGAGGTGTTTTTGAAACTATTACTGAACAACAAAGTGGCATACCTGATATTCAACCATTTGGCAAAGGTGGTATGGGCAATCTTAAACCAGTACCTGAAGGTAAAAAAGGCAAGGGTCTAAGAAAACTACCAAAACCTGTTAGAAATAAAATGGGTTATATGTCAGGTGGTGGTGTAGCTAATGGATATGGTAGAGCTGCAATGAGACCTGGTAAAGATCCAAGAACTGTATCGAAGACTTAAAATGGTTAGTAAAACTTCCAGACAAGAATTAGCTATTCAAAGAGCTAAGAAATATTTACGTAGTCAAGGCATTATGAACAAAAGAGATGAAGATAAAATGTCTGACAAAGTAAGAAAAAAAATGGAAGAGATACTAAAAAAATCAAAAGGTGGTGGTATCGACAAATTTGACCTTGATGTAGCATTACAACAACTTGATCCTTTATCAGAGAGAATGGGTAAAACTGGCTTTGGATTAGGTGGTGGTAAAGGTAAAGGTAAAGTAACTCCCATAAAAAAAGATGTAAAAAATCAAAGTAAAGTTGGAAAAAGAAGAACAAGAAAAATGAAAACAACTGAAGTGGCTAGAGCTAGAGCAGCTCAGATAAGCACATCTTTTAAAATGGAAGGTAAAAAATACGGCATACCAATTCCAAAAAGTAGATTTGACAAAAAAGGTAATGATCTATATTCCGCTTTCAAAGCAGAGGTTTTAAGAACAAGAGATAGAAAATATCCATCTAGAGATTTTTTACCTAGAGCAGGTCAGCCTACAAGAAGAGAATATCATTTTCAAACATATGGTCCAAACTATAAAAAGACTAAAAAACCAGATGACGATTATTACGAATACACAAAAGGTGGTGCTGCATCAAGAAGAGAAGCATATCAAGAGGCAACAAAAAAAGCAGCAGGGAAAAGGATTACATCGTCTAATGTTAAGAAAGCAGAAAAAGCTTTAAAGAAAAGAAGAATGCAACAAAAGGCAAAAGAAGCTGGTTTATTTATAACTGGTAAAGCAGAGGGTGGTATACCAAAAAGTAGGCTAATTAATCCATATGTTTCTGTAAGAAAAAGCAAAGAGTTTACAAAAAATGAAAAAGCAGCTGCAGAAATTAAAAGAGAGGGAGCCACTATCGGAGCTCGTATTAAGAATTTAAATGTTGGTGTAACATACGATAAAGATAAATATACTAAACCAAGGTTTACACAAAAGATGACTAAGAAAGGTGTAAATATCGGTGTGGGTGGTAGAAAAGGTAATTTAAATATATCAGCAGGTAAAAAAACAGAAAGTAATCCTTTTGAAGGTAAGAAGACTGGTAAGTATTATGAGATACAAGGCACTGTTAATTTTTCAAGAGGTGGTAGAGCTGCAATTAGAGGTACTAAATTTACAGGTATTAAATAATGGCTACTTCAGGAACAACAGCATTTGACTTAGATATAGATGATATTATACAAGAAGCTTATGAAAGATGTGGTATAAGAACTAACTCTGGCTACGATTTAAAGTCAGCAAGAAGAAGTTTAAATATTATGTTTACTGAGTGGGGTAATAGAGGTGTACATCTATGGAAAGTAGAACTAAAAGAACAATTACTTACTGCTGGTACAGCTACATATTCAGCACCATCTAACGCTAATGATGTTTTGGAAGCTTATATTAGCACCACAACTAGCACAACATCTTCTACAAATGATGTATCTTTAACCAAAATTAGTAGAAGTGAATATGCTGCATTACCTAATAAAGGATCACAAGGACAACCTAGCCAATATTATGTTGATAGACAAACCACTCCTACTATTAGTTTGTATCAAACACCAGATGCTAGCACTTATACATATTTGAAATATTATTATTTAAAAAGGATTGAAGATGCAGGTGCATATACTAATCAAGCAGACGTGGTATTTCGATTTATACCCTGTATGGTTGCAGGTCTTGCATATTATTTATCATTAAAAAGAAACCCGCAAGCTATACAACAAAACAAACTTTTATATGAAGATGAGTTACAAAGAGCATTGACAGAAGATGGACAAAGAAGTTCTGTGTATATAACTCCTCAAACTTTTTACCCGCAAGGTGTATAATGCCATACGCAAGAGGAAAAAGATCAAAAGCAATATCTGACAGATCAGGTTTAGAGTTTCCATATACAGAAATGGTTAAAGAATGGAATGGCTCTTTAGTCCATAAATCTGAGTTTGAAGCTAAACATCCTCAAATTAAAAGAAAACATGTAAAAGCAGATGCAATAGCTTTAGCTAACCCTAGACCAATGCACCCTGATACACAAAAAAAGTTTTTGTTATATGTTACTGAAGGTTTTTTTTCGACCTCCGGAGACACAGGTATAACTGGTGGAGCTAACATGACAGTAGCTTCTAGCAATAATATATTAGGTACAGAATTGAATACTTTTTCTATGACGGCATCTGTAGGCACTAATTTTACTGTGGTGATTTCATGAGTATTACACACGCAAATTTTTTAACTCAAGTTAGAAACTATACTGAGGTAGATTCTAATGTTTTATCTGATAGTTTAATAGATGAGTTTATCAGAAACATTGAAATAGATATTGCTAATAAAGTAGATTATGATGACATTAGAGAATATGTGACTGCAGTTACAGGCACAGCAAGATATTTAAATGTGCCAGATGATTGTATAAGTATTCGATCTGTGCAAATTATAAGTAGTAGCACAAGAGATTTTTTAGAAAAAAGAGATACATCTTTTATAGCTGAATTTAATCCAGGTGATTCTACAGGACAACCTAAATACTATGCAAACTGGGATGATAAAAATATTGTGTTTGCACCAATACCTGATCAAGCATATGAAATACAAATGAATTACATAAGAGATCCTGATCACTTTACATCAACACAAAATACATTTTTGTCACTACATGCAGAAAATTTATTGCTTTATGGTGTTTTAGTAGAGTGTTTTGGTTATTTAAAAGGACCTATGGATATGTACAAACTGTATTCAGATAAGTATAATGAAAGTATGCAATCGTTTATGCTTACACAAATGGGTAAACGTAGACGAGCAGATTATGATGATGGTGTAATGAGATTACCAGTGCAATCTCCTTCACCTTAACTTTATAGGAGAAAAAAAATATGGCAATAACAACAAGTGCAATATGTAATGTTTTTAAAACTGATGTTTTAAAAGGCGTGCATAATTTTACAAATCCTGGAGGTAATACTTTTAAATTATCTATGTATACTTCTAGTGCTACTTTAGGTAAATCAACAACTTCTTTTACTTCTGATGCTCAAGTATCTTCACCATCTGGTTATACCAGTGGTGGTAAAGCTTTAGCTGCGGTAACACCAGTTTTAAGTAGTGATACTGCTGTAGTAGACTTTGCAGATTTATCATTTGTAGGTGTATCTCTTACAGCAAGAGGAGCTCTAATTTATAATGATTCAGCTACTGGTGATCCAGCAGTTGCAGTATTAGATTTTGGTGGAGATAAAACAGCTACTTCAGGTACATTTACTA